GAAGGGTCTTGGACGATCATGGCAAGAACAAATAGATATGTCAGGGACGTTGCATCTTTCCTACGAAACTCTGGTTTTAAATATTCTATCAAGGGCAGACCTAGCATCTCAGAAAAACTGGTTGAGAACATGATGACTTGGGATGATCTGTGCCAAGGTAAGAAGATCAATACAGAACGAATCAAAAGACTTTACGCCGCTGTACCCAAGCAGGGAGAGGATGCCGTTGTTAAACGAGGTGCCTCAAAACTTTTGGACGTGTTGACCCCCGAGGATGAAGTGGACATGGACACACTTCTGGATGAGTTTGGTTTGCTACGAGATGCAAGTCACGCGGCATATGACATACTGAAAGTAAGTTACAAGGAACGAGAATACATCGAAGCAATTTATCGTAGAGGTGAGGATCTTACTTCTAAACCTCGTATCAAAGTCTCAACGTTTCACGCAATGAAAGGAGGAGAGGATGATAACTGTGTAGTGTTGGATAAGTCTACCGCTGCATGTGTCAACAGTGACCATCCAGATGATGAGCATCGAGCATTTTATGTCGGCGTAACAAGAGCTCGACACAATCTTTATATCGTTTTAACCGGGAACAAATACAGGTACATGTTATGAAACTTCCCGAAGGGAATGTTCTAATAAGTTTTAGTGGAGGTAGAACTTCTGCTTACATGCTTCACCAGATTGTAGAAGCAAATGACGGATTGCGTCCAGACTGTAAAGTTTTGTTTGCCAATACTGGAAGAGAGATGCCAGGGACACTGGACTTTGTGCGAGATGTACAAAAATATATTGGTGTTGATGTAACATGGTTGGAATATGATCGTGCCCCGTCAAACAGATATGCTAATGGAACAGCGCATTTTAACATAACAAACTGGAATGAAGCGGCAAGAAAGGGAGAACCTTTCGACAAGTATCTGTCTTTCAACATGTTACCAAACGTATTTCGAAGGTCGTGTACACAAGAACTAAAAGTAAAAACAATGCGTCGGTATCTTCTGTCCATAGGATGGGAGCACTGGACAAATACAATAGGCATTCGAGCCGATGAAGCTAAGAGAGTTAAACCAAGTAAAGATAAGCGTTGGACAAACTGGTTTCCATTGGCAGATGCAGGGGTCACGAAACGAGATGTCATGTCTTTTTGGTCAAAGGCACCTTTTGATTTGTACATCAAACCGGGATCAGGAAACTGTGACGGTTGTTTTTTAAAAAGTGAAGCGACGTTAGCTGCTATGTGGCGAGAGTATCCAGAACGCATGGAGTGGTGGCAAGCGTGGGAAGAAAAGAAACAAAACTCTTTTCACGACGTAAGAACATACAAAGGACTCGGAGAGTTTGTAGATAGGCAAGCTGACTGGATATTCGATAATGAGGCATACCTATGCCAGAAAGATGATGGGGAGTGTACAGGATGAACAGAAAAGAACTACTAGAAGCAGCAGAGAAATTAGTTAACGGACCTCGTGCAAAAGACTACGGGGACGCTTTTGAAAACCATGACCGCATTGCAGAGGGATGGAACATAATCATAAGTGGGGCGTTAAGATCCCATGGATACCTGACCGCAGCTCACGTCGCACTGATGATGGACTGGGTCAAAACAAGCAGACTACTTGAGACTATAGACCACGAAGATTCGTGGATTGATAAGGCAGGATACACAGCATTAGGTGCAGAGTTCGTCACAAGAAACGAGCGAAGCGTTGAGGAGATAATAAGAGATGCAAAAAAATCTATTCGGAAGTGATCAAAACTATCAGATCCGAGGTGAAATGGATCTAGTAGATGTGGACTGGAACATACCACCAGAGTTTCCAGACCTTACAGGTTACAAAGAAATATCCGTTGATCTAGAAACCTATGATCCAAACATCAAAACATTGGGTCCTGGGTGGGCACGGAACGATGGGTACATCATAGGCATAGCCGTAGCAGCAGGGGAATACCAAGGATACTTTCCTATCCGGCATTCAAACGGACACAATCTAGACCCGAAGTTCACGTTGCGTTGGCTCAAGAAACAATTGTCCGTGCCAGATATGAACGTGATTATGCACAACGCCACCTACGATGCAGGTTGGTTACGCGCCGAGGGCATTGAGATCAAAGGTAAGATAGTTGATACGATGATCACAGGGGCGCTTGTAGACGAGAACAGATGGTCTTTTGGGTTAGACGCCATGGCAAGGGATTACATCTCTCAGCGGAAAGATGAGAAGCTCCTACAGGCAGCTGCGAAAGAGTGGGGCATAGATCCAAAGGCTGAGATGTGGAAGCTACCACCCAAGTATGTGGGTGCATATGCAGAACAAGACGCCGTTGCTACACTCAAACTATGGGATGCACTCAAACCAATACTACAAAAGGAAGAGTTGTGGGACATCTGGCACCTTGAGATAGGATTGATACCGTGCATGTTGGACATGCGGACACGAGGTGTAAGGGTTGATTTAGACAAAGCTGATGTAAATAAGAAACTAATCAAGAAAAAAACAGATTCATTTCGGGAGTTTCTCAAGAAAGAATCAGGGCTAGACGTAGACATATGGGCGTCGGCATCGATTGCAAAGATGTTTGATAAGCTTGATATACCGTACCCAAGAACCGAGAAAGGTGCGCCAAGCTTTACGAAAGAGTTCCTGACGAATCACCCATCTGATGTATGTAAGACACTTGTCAAGCTCAGAGAATTTGACAAAGCAGATTCAACTTTTATTGACAGCATCCTCCGACATGAGCACAATGGACGTATCCATACAGAACTCCACTCTACACGTCGCGATGAGGGTGGCACTGTCACGGGTCGGTTCTCAAGCTCCAATCCGAATCTTCAGCAAATACCTGCCAGAGATAAGGATATAAAGAAGCTGATCCGTGGCCTTTTTATTCCAGATGATGGGTACAAGTGGGGATCATTCGACTACTCAAGCCAAGAGCCACGGCTACTTGTTCACTTTGCAGCTTCGGTTCGAGGGGTCAATCGGCATGACATGGTCGATCAGATCGTTGATGAATTTAATACAGGTGATGTAGATTTACACCAGATGGTAGCAGACATAGCAGGCATTGATCGTAAGCAAGCTAAGACTGTAAACCTGGGGATTATGTATGGCATGGGTGTTGGCAAGTTAGCCAATCAGTTAGACATATCAAAAGAAGAAGCAAAGGAACTGATGGAGAACCATCAAAACAAAGTTCCGTTTGTTAAATCTCTTGCAGAACTGGCGACACAACAAGCATCTAAGTTTGGTCAGATACGAACTTTGCTTGGACGCAAGTGCCGCTTTCCACTGTGGGAGCCAAAGAAGTTTGGTGCGGGTAAACCTTTGCCACACGACGAAGCACAAAAAGAATACGGACCTTTGATCAAAAGAGCGTTTACTTACAAGGCGTTAAACAGATTGATCCAAGGTTCAGCAGCAGATCAAACAAAGAAAGCGATGCTTGATTGCTATAAAGAGGGACTTACTCCTATGCTTACGGTACATGATGAACTATGTTTTAACATAGAAAGCCAAGAGCAAGCAGATAAAATCAGGGACATTATGGAAACAGGTGTTCCGCTCAAGGTTCCCTCGAAGATTGACGTAGACATTCAAAACGATTGGGGAGATATAACATGATGTTTGAAAAAGAATTTAAAAGTCTTGGCCTTAGAGATATGCACAAGATGCAAGTTGATGCACTCATAGAGTTTATTGGCATAACATTGAACTTGGCTACACTTACAAAAGACGATCAAGTGATAGAAGAAACGGAAGCTTTGGCAGACGAACTGCTAAAACTGTTTGGTGCCAACGGTATCAAGTTGACTATTGAGGAGGCGGATTAGTTCCCCTTAACCTTTGAAGTATCTCAAGGTTTTTCAATGCATCTATCGGATTGCCACTCAAGAACGGTAGCATAGACTGTGGGTTATTCTGTGTTACCGTTGGTTGTGCTTGCGGTGGATTAACGGGAACCTGTGTTACCGTTGGTTGTGAATCAATGGTTGTATCTTCGACTGGTCCGAGTGGTTCAGGTAAAACAAACTCTGGAGTATCGTCTTGAATGATTGGGGTGTTAATAAAATCTTGTCCTAATTTGAATATTTTTTGTTGGGGCAATCTTTGAAGTATTCTGTTTTCACGTTTTACGTTAACTTCTTGTGCAACTTCTCGAATTAAATTTCTACTAACTTGAATGGGCATGTAACGGTTATTTAATATTAAACTTAATTCTTTTTGAGATACTCCTGTATTCTTCAACGCCTGAAATACTTGTCCACGATTCATACCTGCATCTATTGCAGCATCGATACGCGATTTTAACTGAGCTTGGTGCCTGCGTTTTGCTTCGTTAGCTTTTACATAAGCGTCCAAAACATCCTGCTCTGTTGCGTCGTTATCATCTGCAACCTTGGTAAATATTTGCACCGCACTTGAACGAAGAGCAGAGTATTCACCGCCTT